TATCCAAACGCAACAAATGGATAGGCAATCACAAACAGCACAATAGCGTATAGCATAGCTGTACTGATGAATTGAATAGTGTGAATGAACATAATCTAATCTCCTATCAATCTAACCACATACCACGTTTGCGGAAAATAACTGATCTTCCTATCTCTAGGAATGTATTCATTGCAAAGCGTGCGCTATATTCATTAGCATACAGCATTGAAGTTTCTCCAGCAGGATTAACTGTATCGTCTGGAGCATTCGAGACTACTAACTCAAACACATAGACACGCTTAATTTGTGAATCCTTCTCCAATCTTACATCAACCATTACCATGAATGATTCTCCTCTGATCTGAATACTCCTATTAGTATCCATTCCAATAGCCACTAGCCTACACTAGCAGCTATCAGGATAGACACTAGCTCCTAGAATCCCAATGCATCGGCCGTATCCTCTTCCAGCATCTTAGCGATACGATTCTGGAAGCTAATCATGCGTGCATCAACCTTAGTATCATCGGTATCACCATTGGTAATGTGATTCCAAAACTTAGTCAGACTCAGACAAACTGGTTTGCTCAACCGAGTTTTACCACTTGCCAAGCTAGCGTAAATGTCCCTAACAGCATTGGATTTTTGCTCCAACACATTAGCTTGATCAACACTCAGACTCTCAACATCCCACTTGTTCACACTGCAATAGAAACTCATGAAACTCTCAGCATAGCTATCCACAAACCACTGTTGGACAATCTCTTTCGTCAGCCGATTGCCTTTGGATACTGCATTCAGAAAACTAACAACCGCATCAATACTGATCTCGCTATCGAGAATCACACTCTTACCCTCTTCCACTGCTTCCCTAATGATCTTGTCTTGTGCATCCTCAATCAATTCTTGAATCTGCACAGTGAGATTGGGGATAGCTGCTGTGATTTGATCCAAGCTAAACAGTGGAATCGAAACCGCCATGCTTTGCGTAAGACCATCGGTATCTGCTTTCCTCTTCCCAGGCTTTGCAATCACCTTAGCTAACCTCTGACCGCTCAGCGGTTTTGTCTTACCACTCTCGAACGGGATAACATCATGTGCTGTGGATACGTTGCTCATACTATGTTCCTTTTACTCTGATCTGTTGGACATGCCGATATTGGCAGTAGATTAGCTGCATATACTGTGCCAGCTTGCATTTCCCCACATCTTAATCCTAAAGCATTAATATCCACATATAGCATCTAACAATAATGTCATCCCCTGACAAAATGGTTAACAATTCATGCATTAGTACAATAGTATTACAACTAGCATCCATGCAATAGTGAGTGCTAACTAACAACTAGGCCGCGCGTTAATTACTGACCAGTCAGTTAGTAGCGCCACATAACTATTGAATGCGAATCATTCTCATTTGCATTTACCCTCCACCGGGGTAAGACCTTTTTTACTTTTCGCCCGTTGCTTATCCTATTGCGACTCCCCCATATTGATAAAAAATTCCAATACAAGTATCCAAATAGTATTGTTTAAGCTCAACGATATCCCCAATCTATTTTATCATCTCCTATTCTATACTAGCCTCTGGAAAAATTTTCGCATTGCCCCCGACACCCTATAATATTGTGGAAATATAATGAGTGCAGTATTAACCTCAGTAGAATCCAGACTCTTACAACTCCTTGGAAATGGTGTTCCAGCTACTCAGGCTGCGGCCGCTCTCGGTTTAACTGATGGGCGCGTTAGCCAGATACTTTCCGATGAGCAATTTGCTGAGAAAGTAGCTACAGAGCGATTTAATAATCTCCAAAAACATAATGCCCGCGATAGCGAGTATGATGAAATGGAGGATACTTTATTAAAGCAACTCAAAGCAGCTAGTGCTATGGCTATTAAGCCGCTTGAAATTGCAAAACTCTTGCAAATTGTTAATCAAGCAAAACGGCGCGGCCAAGCAGCACCAGAAAATATTCTAAACAAACAAGCTATTGTGCAACTCGTAATTCCTGTACAAATTATTCAACGATACACAGCTAATATTGATAATCAGGTAGTTAAAGCAGGTGATCAAGATTTGCTGACTATCCAATCAGGAAATATGAATACACTTGCACAACGCTTAAAAGAACGAGCTGATCAGAAACTATTGGAAGGGGGACAAAGTGAGCAATATGTCAATGCAAAAATTTCTAGCGAAACCGTTAACGCCCCAGCAGTTAGATAAATCAATTGAGTTAAAGGCTCAGGATAAGGCTCGGGCCGCGAAAATTTTAAAAAATCTCCAAAGCATTTTAGATAAACAAACCATCTATGTCAGCAGAACTAGCTCAGTCACTAGGCTTTGATGAGAGTGAAGGTGTCGCAGGATTCCGGCCTACTGATGTTAATACTAATGCAGATGGAATTACTGAAGCTAGCTTTGATGCACAGCAAGTTCAGGAATTAGCTAAAACGCAGCTAGATTTTCTAGCGGCACTAGCTATGCCCGCAATTTTTAAATATTGTTTCCCTCCTGTATTCCAATCAGTGTGGGCTTGGCTATTAGAATACGTACATAAAACTAGAGATTTCTCTCAGCTTGCATTAGGACTTCCGCGCGGCTTCGGAAAAACCATCCTGATGAAACTGTTTATCCTATATTGCATTCTTTTTACTAATAAAAAATTCATCCTAATCCTCTGTTCCACGCAAACTAAAGCTAATAATATTGTATCCGATGTGATTGATATTCTTAACGAGCCGAATATTCAAGCTACGTTTGGGGATTGGAGAATAGGAATAGAAACAGATAGACAGGATTTAAAGAAGTTTGGATTCCGTGGAAGGAATATTATTTTAATGGCTGCTGGTGCAGATACCGATGTGCGCGGTATTACGCTAAAAAATGAGCGGCCCGATGTGATGTTATTCGATGATATCCAATCACGCGCTTGTGCTGATTCAGATATTCAGTCAGAAACATTAGAACGAGAGATTATTGGCACTGTGATGAAAGCCAAATCTCCGCATGGATGTTTATATATTTTCGTGGCCAATATGTATCCCACGAAATTCTCACTGTTACGGAAACTTAAGAAGAATCCTAATTGGATTAAATTCATTGCTGGTGGAATTCTTGCTGATGGCACTTCACTGTGGGAAGAGTTGCAGCCGATTAAACAGTTATTAAGAGAGTACGAAAACGATCTAGCATCAGGTCACCCCGAAATTTTCTACAGTGAAGTTTTGAATGATGAGAATGCTAATATTAATTCTCTCATTGATCTATCTAAAATTCCTCAATATCCATTTGAACCTAATGATATTCCGACCGGCAAATTCGTCATAATCGACCCATCAAACGATAAAGCACAATCAGATAAGGTATCACTAGGTTATTTTGAGATACTCAACGGTTACCCGGTAATTAAGAAAACCGTGGAAGGTACATTCTCCCCTGGTGAAACTATTCGTCAGGCGCTTAAACTATGCTTTGAAACTGGCGCAGCACACATAGGTGTGGAATCTACTGCTTATCAGTACTCTCTTTTATATTGGTTTGGATTCATATGTGAACAACAAGGAATTATAGGAATTAATGCTCTTGAGCTTTACTCAGGCTCTACGCCTAAAAATGTGCGTATTGTCAATATGTTTAAAGCTCTGTTAGCAGGAGAAATTTGGATATCACCTGATATGACATATACCAATGTTTCTACTGATAATACTCCAGGAATGACTGGTGTTGGCGCTACTCCTATTCATCTTCAGATTATGCAATTTAACCCATTACGTAGAGATAATACTGATGGACTCCTTGATTTGCTCACATATGGGCCGAAAATGATTGAATTATATGGAGCTGAAATTGTATCTCGCGCTACTATATCTGAACAAGAATCTATGCAAGCCCGCGTAATTGAATACAACTCACCATTCTAACCATCATGGCAGTTAAAACTATCGCTAACATAGCCACTAATATTTCTGCTGACGCGCAAGCAAATATCATACTATTCGAAAAGAATTGTATGAATTTAATGGCGTATAATTGGAATATTCGTGAACGATTCCGTGAGATTGATTTAACCTATATGCGGGAAAAGGATTGGACGCAGGAGAATAGGCGCGCCCAAATTGCTAACGCTTATGGCGATTCAAACAGATTCCAAAATGTGACTATACCTGTGGTATATCCGCAAGTCGAGTCAGCAGTAACGTATCAAACTAGTGTATTCCTCACAGGTGTTCCGCTATTTGGTGTTGAAGCTGAACCTGGAATTATGAATGAGGCTAAGCAGTTAGAATCGTTAATTGATTCTCAAGCTATTTATGGTGCGTGGAAGCGTCATCTTATGATGGCGTTTAGGGATGGATTTAAGTATAATTTTTACGCATTAGAAGCTGCTTGGGCGCAAGAGAATACTTATGTTATTTCCAATGATATTGGATACGCCAGTGGTAAACAGGGGCGGCCAACTCAAACTGTTTGGCAAGGCAATAAAGTTAAACGTTTAGACCCGTATAACACATTCTGGGATATTCGCTGCAATCTTAGTGAAGTAGCTAAACAAGGTGAGTTTGCTGGATACACTGAAATGTATTCTAGAACTGCTCTGAAAAAATATATTCAGAGTTTGCCGTACCTGCTTCAGAACAATGTTAGGCCAGCATTTGAATCTCCTACTGGTTCGGTATCCGGCGCACTGTCTTCTGCTACTGCGAATTACTATATTCCGTTTATCAACCAAAAAGCTTTCGTTGACGCCTCTCAACAGTTCCAATTTAACTGGCTTGCGTGGGCCAAATTAGACGCGGATACAGCATCAGCAGCCTATCAAAGTGCCTATCAAGTTACTACTCTGTACGCACGAATCTTACCTAGTACTCTCCAACTGCGTGTTCCAGAAGATAACACAGTGCAGATTTGGAAATTTGTTATCGTAAACCATAGTGTGCTCTTGTATGCTGAGCGTCAAACTAATGCACACGATTTAATTCCTATTCTTTTTGGCCAACCTCTTGAGGATGGATTAGGATATCAAACTAAATCGTTTGCACAGAATGCTACTCCTTATCAGGATGTTGCAAGTGCATTAATGAATTCTGTAATTCATGGGCGTAGGAGAGCTATCTCTGATCGTGCTCTTTATGATCCTTCTCGTATAACTGAAGCTGCAATTAATTCTGATAATCCGTCAGCTAAAATTCCTGTTCGGCCGGCCGCTTACGGTAAGAATATTCAAGAATCAGTTTATGCTTTCCCTTACCGTGATGATAACTCTGTAGAAGCTCTTCGTGAGATTCCGCAAGTAGTTAACATGGCGAATGAATTAAATGGACAGAACAAGGCCCGCCAAGGTCAGTTCCAAAAAGGGAATAAAACACTTCATGAGTATGAAGATGTTATGGCTAATTCAAATGGCCGCGATCAGATGGTTGCAATTCTTTTAGAAGAGCAACTATTCACGCCTCTCAAAATCATCCTTAAAACCAACATTCTTCAATATCAACAATCTGGCTCGGTGTATTCTCGTGAGCTTAAGAAAGATATTAAGATTGACCCAGTAGCTTTACGTAACGCTGTGTTGGAATT